TTCGTTGGACAGTCAAGAATGTATGCAGAGCAGATTCCAACGGTATACGACCTATCTGTAGAATATGTAAATAATGCAAAGTCTAGAACTTTCTACCTATATATTAATGGGAAGATTGTAGCAGTTATCGAAGATACAGATCCCATAGTAGATGTAAATAGTAATAACATGGCACTCTTCATTCGTGGCTCTTCTAGAGTAATGTTTGAAAATCTTTACGCTCTGACAAGTAACTATAGCCAAAATGCATCATCTCTAATTAATGCACCAATTGCAAGCAAGGCATTCCTAGACAGAAATATTACGACTACTGATTCGTTCAATAAGTATTCTCTAAGTGGTGCTATTCAGCAAACCTATCTTTCGGGCATCAGCTCTTCAACTACACCAGAATATAATATATATTATGAAGAATTTGGAACAATCATGCGAGAGGTTTCGTACTTTAACGTAAGGTTTGATGGTAAAGCATATCCAGCATTAATTGCAAAGATGGCTCCAGTTCAAAACTATCTAAAGGGGTATACCGTTTCTGGCTTTACCTCAACTCCCTACGGAGCAGAGTTCTTAGTATTTAATAATACAGACACTACGCTAATCCTAGATGACTCTAGTGGAAACTATCTAAGAATTCACGGTATCGCATTTACTCAGCAGTCTCAGAATGAGTTGACTGTAGACGAATACTTCAACAAGAAGTCCGACTTCTCTTCGTTAAAGTTTAATGGAAATGTTATCTCCCAAGCTAAAAAGGAGTTTGACGATATCAAGAACAGTAGAATTACTTATGGTAGAAAAGACTTTACTATGGATGTTCCTTTTATTCAAAATTCCGACTCAGCAAATGATATGATGGATTGGGTAATTAAGAAGATCATGAAGCCTAGAAAGTCAATTGGTATTGAGATGTTCCCTATGCCAACTCTTCAACTTGGAGATATTGTTGATTTGGAATATTTTAAAAATGAAATCAATGAGCTTTCTGATTCTAGATTTGTGGTATATTCAATAGAATATAAGAGACGAGAAAATGGACCATCAATGCTTGTTTACTTAAGTGAGGTTGTTTAGTATGGTAGACTCTACCCCAAGATTGCCAACAGTTGTCTCTGGTCCAAAATCCCAGAACGTGAAAATTGCAACATCAGATCTGTTTGTTTATAGTGATTCAGACCTACATATTGAAGATATGAACTCTCTTCTATTTGAAGATCTAGCAGGCCAGGAATTGATCAGTACTGCTAGAAGCGACATGACCTACTATCTTGACGGAGAAGTAAACAAGAATCAGCCAATTAGAAATCTAAGCTCTTTGGTTGGGGAGTATTCTCCACAAAAAATGATTGGTCTCCAGAATACAGCCGATCAGTATTTCAATACTTTTCCAATTGATATTAACCAATACATTCCACTAGAAGGATCTGGACCGTTTAACGCTCACGTATACGTTAAAAAAGACGAGGGATCAAATCAAGACAGTCTAATTATTGATATCGTAAACCTCGATTTAAATAACAACGAAAGAGTTGAAGTAGAAATCTTGGCTTATGAAGGCCTCTATGATGATACAATGTATTAAGGATAAAACATGATTACAAATACTGGTAAAAATATCGTAGCCAAATACCTCATTGGTCAGACTCCAGCCTACGCTTCTTATATTGCAATTGGTTGCGGAGCACTACCACTAGATACAGAAGACGCTTTTGGAGATTACTCAGATCAAAAATCTTTAGAGTTTGAGACATACAGAATGCCGATTATATCTAGAGGATACATTAACGAGAACGGCAACGTCCCACAGCTAGTGGTTACAGCAGAGTTGCCAACAGAAGAAAGATATGAAATCTCTGAAGTTGGGATTTACCCAGCAGCCTCCGACTCAATTGCAGGAACAGCAGACAGCAAACTACTTGTAAAATTTACTACTAATGAAACTTGGACTAATGGTGGATCAGCAATTCCTCTCATAGATGATAAGCTAGATAAGAATAACGAAGACAACATTATAGAAACAACCGAAGCAGTCTTCCGAGCAAACTCAGATAATGCTGCTTTAGACTATCCAGAAAGATTAAATAGACAAGAGCGTCCAAGATTCTTGAATGAGGCAATCTTTACTCGTGGAAACTTCTCAACGCTAGATGGTCTTAATGATCCAGCAACAGGATCATCCTATGTCCAGCTATCTGGAGCATCAGTAGATCTTAGTGAGAACTCTCCAGAAGATCTAATAAAGGTTGCTTTCTCTGTCCTAAACAAGGAGGGAATATCTCTAGATGTTCCTACAAGGGCTAAGATAGTCATAGACTTTGTTGACTCAACATCTTCTTCATACGCTAGAGGAAAATTCTTAGTTGGACAAGATACAGATAGAACAGACGTTACTTTTGAAAATAGATACATCGTCGCTAGTCAGTCACTAGGCCAGCTGTCCTATAGCTCAAACGCATTTAACTGGAAAACCGTTGATCAGATAAAGATTTATCCAGTGGTAGAAGCCACGGACTCATCGCTATTCTATATTGCTTTAGACGCCATTAGACTTGAAAACCTATCCTCTGGAAATGCCCTGTACGGTCTAGTTGGCTACACTGTGATTAGAAACGCAGTAACCATCCTGGGTGGATCTTATCCAAGACCAATTATCAAGGATCCCAATACCTCCAACTTCGTAGAGTTTAGGTTTAACGTTGGAGTTCAGTAATGGCTGATAAAAATATAAAAAAGGTTATCCTTCCACCAGAAAAACTTTTATCTGCCAATGTCGAAGCAGGATCTTTAGTTGCTAAGTATTTAGTTAGATATCGAATCATTTCAGAAGATAAGACTAGGACCTCTGCATGGTCACAAAAGTATGCGGTAGAGGCAAGAACTGTTCAAAATATTATCAATAACGCTACCGTGCCCTACAAGATATTTTCTAATGGAGATAGACTAACCCTTAGCTGGACAACCCCAAGTACCTTAACGGCTCCTACATTTGATATCTATGTTAGTTGGTCAACCGACAATTCTGTATGGACCGAATATTCATTTGCTGGTACAGTTCCAACTGGGTCATTTACCCTTGCCGTAGAGTCTGGTAAAAAGTATGTAAAGCTATGGACCCAGATTACAACCTTTCCAAAGAACAAAAGTAATGCTGCCAAACTCTTTGAGACAGCGTCTACATCAACCGCATATCGAATTAACGGTGGCACACCATAGGTTCTAGTGGTATAATAGACCCATGAGCATTCCACAACCAAGCAAAGGTCAGCCAATTGACAGCAGCTATATTACAAAGCTGGTCACAACCGTTAATGATATTGTAACTAAGATATCTTCTAAGTTCAGTAATTCAAACATCTACTCGTCCACTCTTGGGACAAAGGCAGCTATTCGAACCACAGACCTAGTCTTTGTTGGTGGTTACGAGAAGGTTTCTAATGCTACGGGGTCAACAACAAACGAAGTTTCTCAAATTCACCAATTTGGAGTTACCTTTGCTTATCCTCCAGTGGTAACTGCGACACCTGTAATTATCAATACCAGCTTTTCTGGTAAATCAGTTACCGTATATATAAAAGATGTTACAACATCCTCCGCAACCGTAGTCGTAAAGTTTAGTACCGTAGATACCCCAGAGGTAGGCGTAAACTTAATTGCGGTTGGGCTTCCAAGCGTCTAGAGGCTCACATGGCTTTTACAGATAGAGAGTCTTACAATAACTCTCCAATAATTCCTGGCAATAAAAAGGTTTGGTTTTTAAATGGAGATTTGGTAAGAACTTATCATTTAAATAAATCAAACGGCATCATGTCTGTTTACAATATAGTAAAAGATCAAATTGAAAGTTGCCTAATTAATGACTTTAAAAAGAACAGGGAACGTGCGTTCACTGTAGGAGAAACAGCTCAGCTAGTAAATAGACACAAGAAGTATATGCCAAACCTGATGAATCGTGGGGTAATCCCATTTCCTACTGGATCACAAAAAGGTGGGGCAACTGGTTGGCAAGTAAGAAGCTATTACTCAGAGTCGCAAGTTAGAAAGATTCGTGATATACTTGCTTCCTACCATATTGGACAACCACGTAAGGATGGCCTCATAACTAATAATATGACCCCATCAAAACAAGAGTTGACAAGGCGTATGGGCGATGGTATACTGACTTATACAAGAACTGAAGATGGAAGATTCATTCCAATTTGGAGCGAATCAATTTAAAAAGAGGTGTGGGTATGGAAGAAACAAAAGTAAACGTAGCACTAGGATACACATTAAATCTGGGTAATTTTCAATCACTGCGTATTGACATTGGTATCCAGGACTCCAAGCGAGATGGAGAAACAACGAATGAAGCATTCGATCGTATCTACTCGTTTGTCGAGAGCAAACTATCTGAAAAGATTAAAGAAAACCAAGATAGCTAATGGCTGTCGAACGCAAAGACCGTATGGCTTTGCTATCTCGCTATAGCAAGTTTCATACTGCTAGGTACGAAGAAAAGCCATTACTAAATCTAAATGTAGAACAATGGGCTGCAGATGCACTTATTGAATCCTACACTTTACCTTTCTGCTACGATCTGCTAGAATACTACTTTAGTACTGCAGCAAGTCCAGCCTGGAAATACTTTGCCAATTATGCCGATAGGATAATTGAAGCAAGAAATGATTATAAACGAGACATTGAGGAGAGAGCTGAGCGACGTAAGTTGGCTCAGGCGTGGTTAAATGAGTAATACAGAAGCTAAACTAATTTCTGCGGTCCTACAGGACAAGCAGGTCCACGTACTACTACAGGCCAACGTAGATAATATCCTACGTACCCATAATGATATTTGGCAGTTCATTAGAAACTACTCTGAGACAAACGGTACAGTTCCTCCAGTATCTTTAGTTGTAGATAAGTTTCGTGACTTTTCTCCAGCAGAGGGCATTGGTGCAACCAAGTATCACCTAGAAGAGCTACAGTCAGAATACATGACGGATAGCCTAAAAGATATTCTTCGCAGTACTGCAGCAGATGTCCAGTCTGGTCAGGGAGCGAAAGCCCTAGAAGAACTAATCACTAAGACCTCAACTCTTAAAAAGAACACGGCAACTATCCGTGACATTGATGCAACAGATCTAGATGATGCAGTTGCTTATTACGAAAATGTTCAGCGTCAAAATGAAATTGGTTCAATTGGAATTAAGACTGGTCTTCCAGGATTTGACAACTATCTTCCTGCTGGTATTATGCCAGGCCAGCTTGGTGTCTTTTTGGCTTATCCAGGTATTGGAAAGTCCTGGTTCGCTCTATACATGGCGGTACAAGCCTGGAAGCAAGGAAAATCACCACTAATCATTTCCCTTGAGATGAGTGAGACAGAGGTTCGTAACCGTGTATTCGCTATTATGGGAGAGGGACTTTGGTCTCATCGTAAACTCTCTAACGGCCAAGTAGAAATTGAAGACCTTAAGAGATGGCATGCCAAGGAACTAGCTGGTAAACCAGAGTTCCACATTATCTCAAATGATTCTGGTGGAGAAGTTACGCCATCCGTTATTCGTGGAAAGATTGATCAGTACAAGCCAGATCTAATTATTGTTGACTACCTACAGCTGATGTCTCCTAATCAGAAGTCAGAAAACGAAACAGTACGTATGAAGAACCTGTCTCGTGAACTAAAGCTTATGGCAATTGGTGAAGAGATTCCAATTATTGCTATTTCGTCAGCAACTCCAGACGATGTTAATAAACTAGATACTGTTCCTACTCTGGGCCAAACTGCTTGGTCTCGTCAGATCGCTTACGATGCTGACTGGGTTCTAGCACTTGGTCGTGCAACAAATTCAGATATTCTAGAGTGTGTATTCCGAAAGAACCGTAACGGTTTTATGGGTGAGTTCTTAGTTCAGGTAGACTTTGACAAGGGCTGGTACAAATACAAGGACTTTGAAGATAAGTAGCTATAATGGTTTATGGCCAATTTTCACCATAAACCGATTAAGCGGTTCAGTCTTGAGGGAATCATCTATGATGACGCTAGCATTGCAAGACTAAAGGGTGAATACCTAAAGCTAATAACTTCAGGAATGAGAATTTCTGGCCATGTCCCAAGAATAGACATTGACCCAGACTTCACAATACGCTATAATGAAGTAACAGAATACTTTGAATTTAAATTATCTATATACGGAATATACATAGGAAAGAAACAGTCAGAATGCATAATGGGAGTAGACGGTCTAGCACCAATAGCTATACCTCAGAGCAAATTAAAAGAATCCTTACGGGGTCAGGAATCACAATCGAATCAGAAGTAGATTCTGACTACATCATCTTTTGCCCATATCATAATAATTCCAGAACGCCAGCAGGCGAAATTGACAAAGTCACTGGAAACTTTTTTTGTTTCTCATGTCAAAAAGTAGCAGATCTTGTGGAATTCATTATGCACACTTCAGGGCGTTCATACTTCGAATCAGCAAGATTTGTAAAAAGCAAGGAAACTGCAGCTGATCTATCCTATGATATCGAAAAGCAATTACAAGACAAACCAATCTATATGCAGTACGATCAGATCTTAATTAAAAGATTAAATCAGCAGGCATTGGAATCACCTAGAGCCATGAGATATTACTCTGGTAGATTGATTACAGAAGATTCTGTAAAGAAGTTTGCCCTAGGGTTCTCTGAAAGGCAAGACATGGTGACTATCCCAGTTCACTCACCAGATGGAATGGAAATTGGTTTTGTTGGTAGATCAATTGAGGGTAAGGACTTTAAAAATACTCCTGGACTACCTAAAAGCAAAACCCTATTTAATCTTAACCGTGTTAAGACATCTAGTAATGTGTATGTCGTAGAGTCATCATTTGATGCCATTAGACTAGATCAGTGTGGATTCCCAGCG